ACCAGACCCGGACGCTGCTTGGACGAAGCCGTCCCAAACATCATCCCTTCGCCATAGCCATCGAGATGCGCCTTTTCATCGCCGTCACGAAGAGGCTTTTTGAAGTTGCCCGGCAGGTCTTTGACCAGCTTTTTGAACTTGTCCTTCGAAGCCGCGTCGGCGATTGCCTGCATGGTCTTCCATGCTTTCTTGTCCGCGTCGGTGAACTTCTCGGGATAGAAGAGCATCACCACAGAATACTTCGGATCGCCGCCCTGGTAGGACGAGGCCTCAAAGATTGCGGGGAAACTCACTCGGAAAGGCGGGGTTACCGCTTTCAAACGTTCGGCCATTTGGTGTCTCCTTGACTACCTAGATACTTGACACTTTGAATGATCGAACCCTTGTGGCCTGGGGGCTCGACCGTTTTGATCCCGTCCTACGTCCGACGATCCTGCGCTGAAGATTACCTTCGGATCATAATGCCAGGCGAGTGCCATGGGATTTAATCACAATACCCCGAAGTTATTCGGCGGGGAACTGTTTATTTATTTGGCGGGCGCCGGTATAAGTCATTGACGGTCTTATCTAGTGCCGCTGCTTGGAGGTAGGCTTCTCCGACCAGCAGAGCGACTGCTCTCATCTTAAGCGGGTCCTGGTCAGGGCACGCTTTGTCCACTTCAGCTTGAACGGTTTTGGCCAGCGAAAGCAATTCCGCTGGGTCATTGTTTGGATGGCTCATTTACCGCGGACTTTGAAAAACCTAGCTTCTTTGACAAACCAGGAATGCCCGTTGTGCTGGACATAATACTTATTCATTTGTGGCCTCTTTTCGGGCGCGAGCCCAATTGATGATTACATTGTAGTCCCCAAACATGGTTTCAGGAACCTCGATCCAGGAAGCGTTGGCTGGGTTAAACTTGGCAAGCTCGTTAGCGCCAACGCACTGGTTGCGGTTTTGGGCAGAGTAAACGATCCAGCACAACTCATCGTGCTTGACTATATACATGTCCCAAAAACCATTAACGACCCGGCCCCTTACATGGTTCCGGGTCTCACGAAAGCCTTCCAGCAGATAGGCGCTGTTGTCGATGAACAGCACTGTGCGCTTGCTCGACATCTTAGTCCTCCAAGTCGTCAGGGAAGTCCACAGAGCCGCCTGAGGCTACTTCGACGGCCGGTCTTGGGTCATCCTCGGTTGTGACTGTCAGGCCACCCTCAGGTTTGTAGGCCATTTCGCCGATGAGCTTTTTGACTTCCTTACCCATCTTCTCGAACTGCGCGGGGGACTTGAGCTTTCCAGGCTGGTAGCACTTCGTGCGTTCCAAGCCAAGCTCGCTTTCCATGATGGCAACCACATCGCCCTCGGACATGCCGTCCCAGTAGTTGTCGTCAGCGTCCGTCAATTCGTCCATGTCTTCGGTATAAACCCCGAATGCACGATTGGCCCGCTTGCGCACCAGCTTGTAGCCTTCGACAGGACGCCCAGACAGCAGCTCACGCTGGATTGCACCGTCCACTGCCTTCACATATTTGTCAAACACCCCAATCCACTTTGCGGCGTGGGCGAGCGTCTTGACATTGGTCGGAACAGGGATACCCATCTCCGGCGGTTCGTCGGCGAAGTCCATCTGAGCTTCCTCCTGCATCTTGTCGATAAGAGCAGGGCATTCGTAGAACTCCCCGTTCTCGTCCACGAAGGCTTTGGCATCACAGAAGGTGCACCAGTCACCAGCGCAGAGCGTGGCGTTCTTGTCCTGCGTTGCATCAGCTGCGGCCTTCAGTTCTTCACCGAAGTCCATGAGTTCTTCGCGGGAATACTCGATAGACCGAATGGGCCCATCTTCGTGTTCTTTGCGAGGCTGGACGATCGTCATGCGAACGCCCTCACAATCCGGAAATTCCAGCAGAACGCCCAGCCCATATGTCTTAAGCTGGGTGTTGTCGCGAACCTCTACAAGAACGCCCCGCCCATGCTTATAGTCGACCAGTTCAGCCCATCCGAAGGCTTCAACCCCGATATAGTCTGCCGTGCCGCCGAGCAAGGGATGCAGTTCTTCCAGCTTGCTGAGCCATTCCTCAGAACGCTCTTCGCGGCCACGAGGGTCCAGTCGAGCACGAGACGTCTCCACTGCCGCCACGAAATACTCGACGGCATCCACCATATCCTGGTCGATCAGGAACTCCGCCTCAATGGCTGCATCAGGGTCAAGAGGCCGACGGGACGTGACTTCGCCCTTGCGCACTTGCTCACGCAAAGCGCTCAGATGGGTTTCAAGCACAGCGTCATCATTCCAAATGACGATGGTCTCGCCCAGGAACTCTTCCGGCGCCAAGCCTTCGCGAGCATACAGTTCACAGAGCAGGTGCGCCGCCGTGCCTTCTTGGGCAAAGATTGACGAGCCTCTCGGGTTCGGGTTTCGTGCCTCAGCGGCGACAGAGCCTGGACAGTTCATCCATTGCTTTGATCCAGAGGCTGAAAGTTTAGCATGATAAGCCAAGTTTAGTCCTCCAGTGCACGGCCGAGGTATTCCTTCAAGCCTTTGTAAGCAGTTTCACGATCTGCTGGATCAGCAAGAGCCAGGTCTTGTTTGACCTGCTCAAGCAGCTTGTCCAGCTCAGAGGCCATGGCGGGATCAAGCGACGCCTTCTTGTCCTTGCTTTGCAGCAGGATACGAATTTGGCCAACGCCTTCAACTTGTTCACCAGCGTGCCAGTATTGGACGCGGCCGGTCTCCATGTCGATATAGGTGGCATTGATTGCCTCGCCATTGAGTTCCACAGCTTGGATATACTGCGTCAACGGGCTACTGGGTAGGATTTGCATTATTCGGGGTCTCCTTTACGAGCCTCTGGAGGCTCGTATACTTGTGCGTCCAGGTGGCAATGTTGCAACAGGCTTGGAAAGCGTGTCACGCTGATGGGTTGGCCCGGCTTGAGCACATTGGCGTCGACGAGTAGGCCATGCGCTTCAATGCACATATCGCCATACCAACGCCAGTCGCCTATCTTCTGCGCTTCTTGCAGGTTCTCAGCTGCTTCTGAATAGGCCGTATCGGAAAGCTTTATAGGACTTGGTCCTATAAGCTTGATAAATAAGGCATCCATGCCTAGTCCTTTCTAAGTCCCAGGTATACCGGGAAGCGGGGTTTGTCTTTTGCTCCGCTGGGCTGGTGTTTGAATTTCACGCTCTGTCCGTTCAGTGTATCTCGGTTTTGCCATAGCGTAAGCCTTTCATTTGCTGTAAAGCCTGTGCCGATGCCAAACGTTTCAGCCCAGTCTGGGTGCGAGACAGTTAATGCCCCAAGAGTATCACCAGGCGCTTGTCCGGCTTGAGCATGGGACCGCTCCAGATAACCAAGCGCATTAGTCTCCGCTTCGTTTTCATTTCGCATCAACTCCTCAAAGCCTACAATGGTTCCTTCAGTGTCTTCGAACCTCTTGACCTTGCCGAGCAGTTGCTGGTTAGCCGTCGACCGACCGAACTTATAGGAACCCCAGGGCGAACGCGTCATGACGCCCTCGTAGCCTAGACCCACGTAATGTGCCTCAAGCTCCATAAGCTCAACTGGGGTATGAACCTTTGTGTGCGGAACTACCCGGGCCCATGGCCAGCGCTCTTTGTTCTCGAGCACTCCCTTGGCCATATCCAGGCGCTTCTCAAAAGGCCAATGAACACTGAATGGATCAACCCAATCAAATACCCAGTAAGTGAACGCCGGGTTTCCTCCATGCGACATGATGCCACTGGTGGATTTGTTGAATGCTGACGGGTCGGTAGGATCACCGACCAGCATTTCGCCGTCAAACGGTGGATAGAACGAAAGCTCTCCCTGGATGAACCGGTTCGGGATTGGCTTGAGTGTCCGAGAGACTGGTCGGTCGTTGTGGATCACACATCTGATGCCATCAAGCTTTGGCGAGGCCAGGACTGGAAACTGCAGAGCTTCCGCATCTTTGACGGTGAAGGCCAATAGTGGTTTGAAACTGTTCATTGGCCATACACCCGTTGCCATCTCTTGAAGGCAATCCATTGATAGACTTGCCCAGAAGGCAGGACGATGCGATCACCAAGGTGATTGCCCCGTCTTGGAAAATAGGTTACACTCCTGGGCGTCATTGGTTTTCTCCGTTGAACAGGCAAAGTGCGCTGGTGGGCGAACCGCTGTTTCTGCTCCAGAGCGTCGCCAACGGCGTCTGAGGCCTGCGGGCAGAAGTTGTTCAGGGCCATCCAGAGGCACTTGATTTGGCGATGGCAGTCCGCCAGGGCATTGTGATGTTTCCCGGTGCGCTCGACCGTGCCGGTGTCAAAGCCAGCCACGTCGTAAGCTGTTCTGGTGTCCCGGTGGCGCCAGAAGGGCCAGGGCAAAAAGCTTTGGGTCTCGAGGTTCTTCTTTCCATCGCGAACCCGGTCATAGAGTTCAGCCAAGATGGGAAAGTCGAAGTCCTGGCCTTGCGCCCACACCGTGCCGAGGTTGAAGTCCTCTTTCAAGTAGTGGCTCTGTATCCAGGCATCGAGGGCATCCAGCACTTCGCCGATCGGCTTCAGCTTTGCTTGGTAGGCGTCGCTCATGACCTCTTCGATCCACTCAGGGTCGGTGCGAGCCCAGAAGTCCATGGTGTCAGCCGACACAGTGGTATGGAACGGAAGCTGGCTGGCGATATTCACCTCCATATAGAACATTCCGTTCCCGCAGCACAATGCAGTTTCTCGGTCAAACAATACGGCACCAATCGAGAGCACGGTTGCTCCCGGTTTCGTGTCGAGTGTTTCCAGGTCAAGCATTAGATCCATTACTCATCTCCCTTCGAATTGCGTTCTGCCGTGTGCGTATCTCAACAGCATACGCCATTTGCGCCTCAAGCATAACCTCTATAGCCTCACTGGCGTCAAAATGCTTGCTGATAGCGAGGCACTGCCACTTCTCGGGCTCGGTCTCCGTAGCGGCTGTGACCTTCTGCTCGATATGATAGGTGCCAATGTCTATGTGCCGCACCCTGAATACAAAGGTCAGCCCTTCAGAGACAACGTATGGGAACTTCTGGTTGTCGGCCATCAGTCTTCCTCATTGAGGGCGTCATAGCTGTCCACCATTGAGGTTACAAAGAAGGCCGCAGCCTTCCGCTCCGGATTGAAGCCCTGGAACTGAGCATCGAGGGCATGACGCATGACCTCTGCTTCGTTACCCTCGGGAAGCGCCTGGAACATAGCCCCGGCCATGGCGAGATGGTGCGCCACCAGTGTGGCTGCTTGGTCTTGATCGATGGTTGCGGTGTCAACTTGAACTCTGGGCATGGTTGTGTCCTGTAAATGAAGGCCAGGTATACAGGACAAATCCTATAAACTCCCGGCCTATTGGTTAGAAAGGTGGTTGCTCGTCTGGATAGACTGGCTTCCAGGGCTTAAGCGATTGGTAATACGAGCCTTTTTTACCTAGACTCGTATAACGCAGCCTTAGCCCTTTAAGC